GTAGTTATACACATGGTGTGTATATCTTTTAAAAGGAAAATATTATGTGGACAACTCCAGCAGCTACAGAAATGCGTTTTGGCTTTGAAATTACGATGTACGTGTTAAACAAGTAATGATTATCGTAACAGACTGTTACTAAATTAAGGGGCTTCGGCCCCTTTTTTGTGCTACAATGCTTTGAACTTAGGAGCCGTTATGCCACTCAAAGACGAAGCAGCACGTAAGGCCTACATGAAAGAGTACCATGCAAAGTGGTATAAAGAACATAAAGAAAAACGTCGTAAACAAATAGCAGAATATGCAGCAGGTAAACCAAAAGAATGGATACAAGCTAAAGGCCGTAAACACCATCTTAAAAGACGATACAATATTACCCCCCAAGAATACGAAACTAAGTTAGCTAGTCAAGATTATAAATGTGCAATATGCGGTAAAGATGCAAATGATAATATAAGACGAGGCAAAGTAGAGCCTTTATATGTAGACCATTGTCACAAAACAAATAAACTAAGAGATCTTTTATGTCATCAATGTAATTCCTTTTTAGGACATGCTAAAGATAATATAGAGATACTTCAAAAAGCCATAGATTACCTACGTAAACACGTGTTATAATGCTTGCAAATAGTGCCAATTCAGGTATTATTTGGGAATCCGGGTTACCCGGTTCATTAGACTGTCCCGGCAGACGCATACAAGACTAATGAGCCTAACTTTGTATGAAGGAAAATATCATGGCACAAACAACATTTAGCGGCCCAGTCGCGTCTCAAAACGGTTTTATTGGCGGTACAGCAACAGATCCAATCGTAGTAACAACATCAGGCAATATCAGCCAATCATATGCAACTACATCTGCAACATCAGGTGATACACGCTTATCTTATAACAAACTAACATTCACAGCAGCAGGTTCTGGCGAAACATTAAGAGCTTTCTCAGTAGTTAATACAGGTACAGCAGCAGTAGGCGGTACAATTAACGGTGCTCACATCTCTATGGAAGTAGATTCTGCAGGTGCAATTTCAGGTGCAGGTAATGCACTACGCGCTACTTTAGGTGGTACAGCAACTGCTCAAACAGGTACATTAGCAGTTATTCAAGCTGATACTAACTTTGGTGCAGGTGTTACAGTCCCAGCTTCAGCATCATACGTTCGCGTAACAGATTCTGGCGCTACTACAGGGGCTATTACTAACCTATTTAATTTACCATCTGCGATGGTTGTAGCTAGAACAGCATCAGCATCTAGTCATACAATTAAAATTATAGTTGGTAGCACTCCTTACTACTTAATGGTTTCTAGCGCACAATAATGGAAATTACAAAAGACTTTCTTTTGTCTGAGATCAAGCGTCTTGAGGCAGAGCGTAACCAAGCATCTAGTTTTGTTACAGCTTCTCAGGGCGCCATTGATGCATATACTGCGTTGGTGGAAAGATTAGACGTCAAAGAAGAACAAGGAGAATAATATGTCGATGCAATATGATGTAAAACAAGCCCACTTAAATTCTAGTGGCTATTTCGTAAACTACCCTGTACGTGTTAAAGGTGTATCATTTGCAGGTGCAGCTACTGCTGGATATATAACTTTATTTGATACGTCTTCAACACCTGTTTCATCAAGTGTAACATATGCACAAACAGCTAATACTGTAACAGTAACTAAAACTGCACACGGTTTATCTACAGGCGATGTTATTGGTATTCACTTCCTATCAAATTCTGGTGTTTCAGCTACTGATGGTACATATTCTATTACTAAAACAGGCGCAGATACATTTACCCTTACAGATATTAACTCGCGTAGTATTACTAGCACTGCAGCCGTATATGCTGTTGGTAAATGGTTACTTACTTATGAAACTGTAGCTACTGATATATTTACCAATGTTCCGTTCATTCCAGGTGAAGGCATACGAGCTGAAACAGCCGTGTATGCTTACATGGTTAATATGGACGCAGCACAAATAATCTATGGCTAACAAGAAACAAGGTCCTTCTCTAGCAGTCGGACGTGGTGAGAAACTTCCTGTATCGAAAGGTGCAGGTCTTACCGCTAAAGGTCGTGCTAAATATAACGCAGCTACTGGGTCAAACTTAAAGGCTCCTCACCCACAAGGTGGACCTCGTAAGAAGTCGTTTTGTGCTAGGATGTCTGGTATGCCTGGTCCTATGAAAGATGAAAAAGGTAGACCTACTAGGAAAGCCGCATCACTAAAAAGGTGGAATTGTAAATGAGCGCAGAACGCGAAGTCATAGAACACGGTGTTGAGATTAAACATATTCAATCGGATGTGGACAGTATTATGGAAGACATGGAACAATTAAAAGCCCGTCTAGATGGTATTGAAAAAACATTAGAAGAAATCAAAGGCGGATGGAAAGTATTCATTGCTATTGCTACTATTATTTCAGGCGTTATAAGCTGGATGGTGACGCACTGGCTAGGAAAATAACATGAAAGCCTTTATAGATAGAATATTTAAAAAAAGGAAACACGATGCTAAACAAATTGAAGAAAATAAAGCAATACTTAGCGAACAAATTGAAACAGCTATTAAAAACAAAGTAGCACAAGTCGCATTAGAAGATATAATAAAAGAAGCAGACAGAATTATTGTCGAAGAATTAAAACAAGCAGAAGTTTTTACAAAACCGGGTCATTACTTTAATGATTGTAACTGTGTAAAATGTGTAAGATGGAGAAGTCAAAATGCCAAGTAAATCTAAGAAACAACACAACTTAATGGCTCTAGTTGCAAATGACCCTAAAGCAGCCAAACGACTAGGTATACCAAAATCAGTAGGAGAAGAGTTTATGAAAGCAGACAAAAGTAAGAAGTTCGGATCAGGTGGAGCACTTAAAGCAGTTGATTCAAGTGACAATCCTGGATTATCAAAATTACCAACGGAGGTTAGAAATAAAATGGGCTACATGAAAAAAGGCGGTATGGCAAAAAAATGTATGAAAGAAGGCGGTATGGCTAAATCAGATATGAAAGAAGATATGAAAATGGACAAGGCTCAAGACAAAGCCATGATCAAAAAAGCATTCAAGCAACACGATATGCAAGAACATAAAGGCGGTAAAGGTACTAAGCTCTCACTTAAAAAAGGCGGCGTAGCTAAGACTGTTACTAAAGAAATGGAATACGATTACAAAACTGGTAAAAAATCATTTGCTGGTACTACTGCACAAAAAGATGCACACGCTGAAAAAGAAGGTAAGATCGTAGCTAAACATGCAGCTTATGATAAATCGATGGGTATGAAAAAAGGCGGCATGACTAAAGGCTGTGGTTACGCTTCTGGTGGTAAAGTATCTCAACTAGCTAAAGCTAATGGTATTGCTAAAAAAGGCAAATCAAGAGGCACACTTATTTAAGGGGAATTAGAATGGCTAAAAAAGATGATTATTTAGAAGGTTACGGACAAGGACTTAAAAGAGGTAAAGAAGGTCCAGTTATGGGGCCTATTAATAAAGCTTTAGATGCCGCTCTCGGTAATCCTCATGAAAGCGCTAGACGTGGTTTAGAACAAGGTTATGCTGAAATGAAAGCCGCTAAAAAAATTGAGTCTGAAAAAGGCATGAAAAAAGGCGGTAAAGTTAAATGCATGGCTTCAGGTGGCAAAGTATCTCAGCTTGCTAAAGCTAATGGCATTGCTGTTCGTGGAAAAACTAGAGGAAAGATCTGCTAATGAGACCTTCACGTGGTATGGGTGCTATTAAAAAAACTAAGTTACCTAGTGCTACTGAGAACACTATGCCTAAAGGCGTTGTTAAAAAACGTCGTGACAACACAGACTTTACTCAGTTTAAAGAAGGTGGCACAGTAAACAAAGCAGGTAACTACACCAAACCTAATTTGAGAAAAAGAATAGTATCTCAAGTAAAGTCTGCTGCAACACATGGTACAGGCGCTGGTCAGTGGTCAGCTCGTAAAGCGCAGTTAGTAGCTAAGAAATATAAAGCTGCAGGTGGCGGATATAAGTGAGTTGGTCAAAGAAATATAAATCGTCTATTGATTGTGACAACCCAAAAGGGTTTTCTCAAAAAGCACATTGTGCAGGACGTAAAAAGAAAATGGCAAGTGGTGGACTAGCTAAACCTCAACAATCTTTAAAAGCTTGGGGTGAACAAAAGTGGATAACTAAGTCTGGTAAAAAGTCTAGTGAAACAGGCGAAAGATACCTACCAGAAAAAGCTATTAAAGCATTAAGTTCACAAGAATATGCAGCCACTACAAAAGCTAAAAGAGAAGGTAAAGCTAAAGGTAAGCAGTTTGTAGCTCAACCTAAATCAATTAAACAAAAAGTAAAACCTTTTAGAAAAATATAATTATGGTAGATAGAACCACAGGGACCACGAGTTTTAATTTAGATTTAAATAACCTCGTCGAAGATGCGTTCGAACGTTGTGGACAAGAGTTACGTACTGGGTATGACTTAAGAACTGCAAGACGATCACTTAATATTATGACAGCTGAATGGGCTAATCGTGGTATTAATTTATGGACTGTAGAACCTGGTCAAATTACGTTAAATCAAAACCAAATTATGTATGCATTACCTGTGGATACCGTTGACCTGCTTGATATGGTGACGCGTACTGGAACAGGATCAAACCAACAAGACATTAATATCAACCGTATTAGTGAATCAACAT